AGGTTATCTGGCTGAAAGAGGGGGTTATTAAGGCGTGAATACCTACAGCATCACATTACCCTGGCCTCCGAGCAATAATCGCTACTACCGGCATAATCGCGGGCGCACGCACATCAGCGCAGAAGGGCAGGCATACCGTGATAACGTCGCCCGAATCATCAAAGGCTCCATGCTGGATATCGGCCTGGCTATGCCAGTGAAAATCCGTATTGAGTGCCACATGCCGGATCGCCGTCGCCGTGACCTGGATAATCTGCAAAAAGCCGCTTTTGACGCACTCACCAAAGCAGGTTTCTGGCTGGATGATGCTCAGGTCGTTGATTACCGTGTTGTGAAGATGCCCGTTACCAAAGGTGGGAAGCTGGAGCTGACCATCACCGAACTGGGGAATGAATGATGTTTGAGTCTTATATGGCAGAACGTCTTCGCCACCGCTGGATGCGCCTGCGCTTATATCGTTTTCCTGGTTCTGTTTTGACCGATTACCGGATACTGAAGAATTACGCCAAAACACTGAAAGGAGCTGCCGCATGAATACCCAATATTTACAGTATGTCCGCGAGCAACTCATTGTGGCTACCGCTGATTTGAGCGGAGCAACGAAAGGACAGCTTGAAGCCTGGCTGGAGCATGCACAATTTGATACTGGTACATACAAACGAAAGAAGCCGCGCATTCTGGATGAGGTAACTGGCAGGATGATTACGCTGGATAATCCGCCGATTTCCGGTAAGCAGTCGTACGCAAAAGGTTCATCCATTGCACTGGTCAGCCAGGTTGAGTTCTCAACCTCGTCATGGCGCCGCGCGGTTCTGTCTCTCGAAGAACATCAGAAAGCGTGGTTGCTGTGGAGTTACAGCGAAAGTGTTCGCTGGGAACATCAGGTCACCATAACGCAGTGGGCATGGAGCGAGTTTAAGACTCTGTTGGGTACCAGGAAAATTGCAGGTAAGACACTGGAACGTTTGAAGAAGTTGATCTGGCTGGCGGCACAGGATGTGAAGAACGAGCTGGCAGGGCGTAAGACCTATGAATACCAGGAGCTGGCATCACTGGTGGGAGTGACATCAAAAAACTGGTCTGAGACATTTACTGAACGCTGGGTTGCAATGAAACACATTTTTCTACAGCTTGATAGCCAAGCTTTATTGCTTTTAACGAAAACACGTTCAAAACAAAAGACCACATTTTCACAGCAAGATATTGCAAAACTGGATTAAAAATCATATATTTTATGTAAATCTGATATTTTGCCAATGTTGTACGCACTGGCAGTAATCCAAATTCAAGCCCGAGGTTTAAAGCCTTGGGCTTTTCTGTTTCTGAACGGTGAGTAGCCTTCCAACCTACCCCAGCCAGGGGGTCTTCAGCTGTTGAGTTGATATTGCTTAGCCCTCTGTTGCCAGCTACATGCTGGCTTTTTTATTCCAGGCTTGTGGGGAGCATCAACTCCGTGCTTTGTCGTTAAATTACCCCGTGAGCCTGATTTCTGACATTTAACGTCCCGGCCTTTTGTCGGCGGCGAAACATTGGCTATTCATATGCACGAAAAAGAGAGCCTTGCCGGAGCGTTCTGGCTCGTTTTGCTGATCATCGCAGGTTGGGGCGGTCTGGTCCGCTACCTGATAGATGTGAAGCAGAGTAAAGCAACGTGGAGTTGGATAAATGCTCTGGCTCAAATAGTGGTATCAGGATTCACCGGTGTTATTGGTGGCCTGATCAGCATCGAAAGTGGATTCAGTATTTACATGATTCTCGCGACAGCGGGGATTAGTGGTGCGATGGGTTCGGTTGCACTGACGTACTTCTGGGAACGACTGACAGGGGTGAAAAATGCAAAATCTTAATCCTCAGCGTAAAGCCTTCCTCGATATGTTGGCGTGGTCAGAAGGAACGGATAACGGGCGACAACCGACACGTAACCACGGTTATGATGTTATTGTTGGCGGCGAACTGTTTACTGATTACTCCGATCACCCTCGCAAACTTGTCACGCTACACCCCAAACTCAAATCAACAGCCGCCGGACGTTATCAGCTTCTTTCACGCTGGTGGGATGCTTACCGTAAACAGCTTGGTTTGAAAGACTTCTCCCCCAAAAGCCAGGACGCAGTGGCATTGCAGCAGATTAAAGAGCGTGGTGCTTTACCTATGATTGATCGCGGTGATATCCGTCAGGCAATCGACCGTTGCAGTAATATCTGGGCTTCACTGCCGGGCGCTGGTTATGGTCAGTTCGAGCATAAGGCTGACAGCCTGATTGCAAAATTCAAAGAAGCTGGCGGAACGGTCAGAGAGAGTGAGGTATGAGCAGAATAACCGCGATTATCTCCGCTCTGCTCATCTGCATCATCGTCTGCCTGTCATGGGCTGTTAATCATTACCGTGATAACGCCATTACCTACAAAGCCCAGCGCGACAAAAATGCCAGAGAACTGAAGCTGGCGAACGTGGCAATTACTGACATGCAGATGCGTCAGCGTGATGTTGCTGCGCTCGATGCAAAATACACGAAGGAGTTAGCTGATGCGAAAGCTGAAAATGATGCTCTGCATGATGATGTTGCCGCTGGTCGTCGTCGGTTGCACATCAAAGCAGTCTGTCAGTCAGTGCGTGAAGCCACCACCGCCTCCGGCGTGGATAATGCAGCCTCCCCCCGACTGGCAGACACCGCTGAACGGGATTATTTCACCCTCAGAGAGAGGCTGATCACTATGCAAAAACAACTGGAAGGAACCCAGAAGTATATTAATGAGCAGTGCAGATAGAGCTGCCCATATCGATGGGCAGCTCATGCAATTATTGTGAGCAATACACACGCGCTTCCAGCGGAGTATAAATGCCTAAAGTAATAAAACCGAGCAATCCATTTACGAATGTTTGCTGGGTTTCTGTTTTAACAACATTTTCTGCGCCGCCACAAATTTTAGCTGCATCGACAGTTTTCTTCTGCCCAATTCCAGAGACGAAGAAATGGTGGGTGATGGTTTCCTTTGGTGTTACTGCTGCCGGTTTGTTTTGAACAGTAAACGTCTGTTGGGCACATCCTGTAATAAGCAGGGCCAGCGCAGTAGCGAGTAGCATTTTTTTCATGGTGTTATTCCCGATGCTTTTTAAAGTTCGCAGAATCGTATGTGTAGAAAATTAAACAAACCCTAAACAATGAGTTGAAATCTCATATTGTTAATATTTATTAATGTATGTCAGATGCGAAGGATCGTCACTGTATTCCCGGATTAACTATGTCCGCAGCCCTGACAGGGAAACTCCTCTGCGGGAGTGTCCGGGAATAATTAATAACGATGCACACAGGGTTTAGCGCGTACACGTATTGCATTATGCCAACGCCCCGGTGCTGACACGGAAGAAACCGGACGTGATGATTTAGCGTGGAAAGATTTGTGTAGTGTTCTGAATGCTCTCAGTAAATAGTAATGAATTATCAAAGGCATAGTAATATCTTTTATGTTCGTGGATATTTGTAACCCATCGGAAAACTCCTGCTTTAGCAAGATTTTCCCTGTATTGCTGAAATGTGATTTCTCTTGATTTCAACCTATCATAGGACGTTTCTATAAGATGCGTATTTCTTGAGAATTTAACATTCACAACCTTTTTAAGTCCTTTTATTAACACAGTGTTATCGTTTTCTAACACAATGTGAATATTATCTGTGGCTAGATAGTAAATATAATGTGAGACATTGTGACGTTTTAGTTCAGAATAAAACAATTCACAGTTTAAATCTTTTCGCACTTGATCGAATATTTCTTTAAAAATGGCAACCTGAGCCATTGGTAAAACCTTCCATGTGATACGAGGGCGCGTAGTTTGCATTATCGTTTTTATCGTTTCAATCTGGTCTGACCTCTTTGTGTTTTGTTGATGATTTATGTCAAATATTAGGAATGTTTTCAATTAATAGTATTGGTTGCGTAACAAAGTGCGGTCCTGCTGGCATTCTGGAGGGAAATACAACCGACAGATGTATGTAAGGCCAACGTGCTCAAATCTTCATACAGAAAGATTTGAAGTAATATTTTAACCGCTAGATGAAGAGCAAGCGCATGGAGCGACAAAATGAATAAAGAACAATCTGCTGATGATCCCTCCGTGGATCTGATTCGTGTAAAAAATATGCTTAATAGCACCATTTCTATGAGTTACCCTGATGTTGTAATTGCATGTATAGAACATAAGGTGTCTCTGGAAGCATTCAGGGCAATTGAGGCAGCGTTGGTGAAGCACGATAATAATATGAAGGATTATTCCCTGGTGGTTGACTGATCACCATAACTGCTAATCATTCAAACTACTTAACCTGTGACAGAGCCAACACGCAGTCTGTCACTGTCAGGAAAGTGGTAAAACTGCAACTCAATTACTGCAATGCCCTCGTAATTAAGTGAATTTACAATATCGTCCTGTTCGGAGGGAAGAACGCGGGATGTTCATTCTTCATCACTTTTAATTGATGTATATGCTCTCTTTTCTGACGTTAGCCTCCGACGGCAGGCTTCAATGACCCAGGCTGAGAAATTTCCGGACCCTTTTTGATCAAGAGCGATGTTAATTTGTTCAATCATTTGGTTAGGAAAGCGGATGTTGCGGGTTGTTGTTCTGCGGGTTCTGTTCTTCGTTGACATGAGGTTGCCCCGTATTCAGTGTCGCTGATTTGTATTGTCTGAAGTTGTTTTTACGTTAAGTTGATGCAGATCAATTAATACGATACCTGCGTCATAATTAATTATTTGACGTGGTTTGATGGCGTAGATGCACGTTGTGACATGTAGATGATAATTATTATCATTTTGCGGGTCCTTTCCGGCGATCCGACAGGTTACGGGGCGGCGACCTCGCGGGTTTTCGCTATTTATGAAAATTTTCCGGGATCCATGTCCGGTTTCTCTTCAAGTTAACTATATGAAAAATATAAAAACAGGTCTTCTGTGAACCGGACATGAACAAAAAACAGACATGTAAACCGGACATGACCGGTTTTGTTGTGATTGTGAGGTGAGAGTTTTTGCGAGGTGAGGAGTGGCTACGCAGACTGAAGTTGCCAGGCATTTAAGTCTGACCGATCGCCAGCTTCGCAGATTGCAGAAATTGCCGGGTGCCCCGATATCGAATAAGCGAGGGCAACTGGATCTGGATGCCTGGCGCGATTTTTACATATCGTATCTGAGGAGAAGTAAAAACGATGTGCCTGATGGCGATAGCGAAGACGACTATGAGGAGAAATTGCTTATTGCCAGATGGGAACTGACAGCAGAACAGGCTGTTACACAGCAGTTAAAAAATGAGGTGTCAAAAGGAAAACTGATTGACACCGGGTTCTGTATTTTTGCCCTCAGTAAGCTGGCAATGGCGTTATCCAGTACGCTTGATTCCATCCCTTTATCCATGCAGCGACAGTTTCCTGATTTAACACCGCGCCATCTTGACCATCTGAAAACCCTTATTGCTAAGGGGGCAAATCAGTGTGCGCGGGCAGGGGATAAATTACCGGATTTACTTGATGAATATATCAGAGCAACAACTGAATAATATGATGAGCGCTGTCACAACTGCATTACAGCCCCTGATAAGGGCATTGCCGGTGACGCCAGTTGAATGGGCTGATCAAAATTATTATCTGCCTAAAGAATCTTCATATGGTGAGGGCGAATGGAAAACGCTGCCATTCCAGATCGCCATCATGAACAGTATGGGGAATGATCAGATCCGCACTGTTAATCTGATTAAATCTGCCCGTGTTGGCTATACAAAGATGTTGCTGGGGGGGGGCGGGTATTTTATTGAGCATAAATCCCGAAACAGTCTGCTTTTTCAGCCCACGGATTCTGCCGCTGAAGATTTTATGAAGTCTCACGTGGAGGCGACGATTCGGAACGTGCCATGCCTGAAAGACCTTTCCCCATGGCTGGGTCGTAAACATCGTGACAATACTCTCACGCTGAAACGCTTTTCATCGGGCGTCGGTTTCTGGTGCCTGGGCGGCGCTGCCGCCAAAAACTACCGTGAAAAATCCGTTGACGTGGTCTGCTATGACGAACTTTCCTCGTTCGAGCCGGATGTCGAAAAAGAGGGCTCGCCAACCCTGCTGGGGGATAAGCGTATTGAGGGGTCGGTGTGGCCAAAATCCATTCGCGGCTCGACGCCTAAAATCAAAGGCACCTGCCAGATCGAAAAAGCCGCTAACGAGTCGGCGCATTTTATGCGTTTTTATGTGCCCTGCCCGCACTGTGGGGAGGCGCAGTATCTGAAATTTGGCGATGAGTCCACGCCTTTTGGGCTTAAATGGGAGAAGGACAGCCCTGAAAGTGTTTTCTACCTCTGTGAACATCATGGCTGCGTGATCCATCAGTCTGAACTGGACCAGAGCAACGGGCGGTGGATCTGTGAAAACACGGGCATGTGGACCCGTGACGGTCTGACGTTTTTCAGCGCCCGGGGTGATGAAATTCCGCCGCCGCGCTCCATCATGTTCCATATCTGGACGGCGTACAGTCCGTTCACCACCTGGGTACAGATTGTCTATGACTGGCTGGATGCACTGAAAGATCCCAACGGCCTGAAAACCTTTGTGAACACCACGCTGGGCGAGACCTGGGAAGAGGCCGTGGGCGAAAAACTCGATCACCAGGTACTGATGGATAAGGTGGTGCGTTACACGGCGGCGGTGCCTGCCCGGGTGGTTTATCTGACGGCGGGCATTGACTCGCAGCGAAACCGTTTTGAGATGTATGTCTGGGGATGGGCTCCGGGAGAGGAAGCCTTTCTGGTGGATAAAATCATCATTATGGGGCGTCCTGATGAGGAAGAGACGCTGTTACGTGTGGATGCGGCGATCAACAAAAAATACCGCCATGCGGATGGCACCGAAATGACTATTTCCCGTGTCTGCTGGGACACCGGGGGGATCGATGGTGAAATTGTTTATCAGAGATCAAAAAAACACGGTGTTTTCCGGGTGCTGCCGGTAAAAGGCGCATCTGTCTATGGCAAGCCGGTGATCACCATGCCAAAAACCCGCAATCAGCGGGGCGTGTATCTGTGTGAAGTGGGAACGGACACCGCAAAAGAAATTCTCTATGCCCGTATGAAAGCCGATCCCTCGCCTGCGGATGAAGCCACGTCGTATGCCATCCGTTTTCCTGATGATCCGGAGATTTTTTCGCAGACAGAGGCGCAGCAACTGGTGGCGGAAGAGCTGGTGGAGAAGTGGGAAAAAGGAAAGATGCGTCTGCTGTGGGATAACAAAAAGCGGCGTAACGAAGCGCTGGACTGCCTGGTGTATGCCTACGCGGCATTACGTGTGTCCGTGCAACGCTGGCAGCTTGATCTGGCTGTACTGGCAAAATCCCGGGAAGAAGAGACGACCCGGCCAACCCTGAAAGAACTGGCAGCGAAGCTGTCCGGAGGAGTGAATGGTTACAGTCGCTGAACTGCAGGCGCTGCGTCAGGCGCGCCTTGATTTATTAACCGGTAAACGGGTGGTGTCTGTCCAGAAAGATGGTCGCAGAATTGAATATACGGCGGCTTCTCTGGATGAGCTTAACCGGGCGATCAATGATGCGGAGTCGGTACTGGGGACAACCCGGCGTCGCCGTCGTCCGCTGGGAGTGAGGTTATGAAACGAACGCCTGTCCTGATTGATGTGAACGGCGTTCCGCTTCGTGAGAGTCTCAGCTACAACGGGGGCGGTGCAGGATTTGGCGGGCAAATGGCGGAGTGGTTGCCACCGGCGCAGAGTGCCGATGCGGCCCTGCTGCCCGCGTTGCGTCTGGGGAATGCCCGGGCAGATGATCTGGTGCGCAATAACGGAATAGCGGCCAATGCGGTGGCACTGCATAAGGATCACATTGTCGGGCATATGTTTCTTATCAGCTACCGTCCGAACTGGCGCTGGCTGGGGATGCGGGAGACCGCAGCAAAAAGCTTTGTCGATGAGGTGGAGGCGGCCTGGTCGGAATACGCCGAAGGGATGTCTGGCGAGATCGACGTGGAAGGAAAACGCACGTTCACGGAATTTATCCGTGAAGGTGTGGGCGTTCATGCGTTTAACGGCGAAATCTTTGTGCAGCCGGTCTGGGATACGGAAACCACGCAGTTATTCCGTACGCGTTTTAAAGCCGTGAGTCCGAAACGGGTGGACACGCCAGGACACGGTATGGGGAACCGTTTTCTGCGGGCCGGGGTGGAGGTCGATCGATATGGCCGTGCCGTTGCGTACCATATCTGTGAGGATGATTTTCCTCGCTCCGGGAGTGGACGATGGGAACGGATCCCGCGTGAACTTCCCACCGGGCGTCCGGCCATGCTGCATATTTTCGAGCCGGTGGAGGACGGGCAGACCCGTGGGGCCAACCAGTTTTACAGCGTCATGGAACGGCTGAAGATGCTCGATTCCCTGCAGGCAACACAGCTTCAGTCGGCCATTGTGAAAGCCATGTATGCAGCGACGATTGAAAGTGACCTTGATACCGAAAAGGCCTTTGAATATATCGCCGGTGCGCCGCAGGGGCAGAAGGATAATCCGCTTATTAATATTCTGGAGAAGTTCTCCAGCTGGTATGACACGAATAACGTGACGCTGGGTGGTGTCAAAATTCCGCACCTTTTCCCCGGGGATGATCTGAAACTACAGACTGCGCAGGATTCAGACAATGGATTTTCGGCGCTTGAACAGGCGCTGCTGCGGTATATCGCCGCCGGTCTTGGCGTTTCCTACGAACAGTTGTCCCGTGATTACTCGAAGGTCAGTTATTCAAGTGCCAGGGCCTCTGCCAATGAGTCGTGGCGCTATTTTATGGGGCGGCGAAAATTTATTGCGGCCCGGCTGGCCACGCAGATGTTTTCCTACTGGCTGGAAGAGGCACTTCTTCGGGGGATTATCCGTCCGCCACGGGCGCGTTTTGATTTTTATCAGGCGCGATCAGCCTGGTCACGGGCAGAGTGGATTGGTGCCGGAAGAATGGCCATTGACGGGCTCAAGGAGGTTCAGGAATCGGTGATGCGCATTGAGGCCGGACTGAGCACGTATGAGAAAGAGCCGGCGCTGATGGGCGAGGATTATCAGGACATTTTCCGCCAGCAGGTCAGGGAATCTGCAGAGCGGCAAAAAGCCGGACTCTCACGTCCGGTGTGGATAGCGCAGGCGTATCAGCAGCAGATAGCGGAGAGTCGCAGGCCGGAAGAGGAGACAACACCCCGTGAGACGTAATCTTTCACACATTATTGCCGCAGCATTCAATGAACCGCTGCTTCTGGAGCCCGCCTATGCGCGGGTTTTCTTTTGCGCGCTCGGGCGCGAGATGGGGGCAGCAAGTCTTTCGGTACCACAGCAGCAGGTACAGCTTGATGCTCCCGGAATGCTGGCTGAAACGGACGAGTACATGGCCGGAGGTAAACGACCGGCCCGTGTTTACCGGGTGGTGAACGGTATTGCTGTACTGCCGGTGACCGGCACGCTGGTGCACCGGCTGGGGGGTATGCGGCCATTTTCCGGAATGACAGGCTATGACGGCATTGTCGCCTGTCTTCAGCAGGCAATGGCGGATAGCCAGGTGCGGGGCGTACTGCTGGACATTGACAGTCCGGGCGGGCAGGCCGCCGGCGCGTTTGACTGCGCTGACATGATTTACCGCCTCCGTCAGCAGAAGCCGGTCTGGGCACTGTGCAATGACACGGCCTGTTCTGCAGCCATGCTGCTGGCGTCGGCCTGCTCCCGACGGCTGGTTACCCAGACATCCCGTATCGGCTCCATTGGCGTGATGATGAGCCATGTCAGCTATGCCGGTCATCTGGCGCAGGCCGGTGTGGATATCACGCTGATTTACTCAGGGGCGCACAAGGTGGATGGCAATCAGTTTGAAGCCTTACCGGCAGAGGTTCGCCAGAACATGCAGCAGCGCATTGATGCGGCGCGCCGGATGTTTGCCGAAAAAGTGGCCATGTTTACCGGTCTGTCTGTTGATGCCGTCACGGGAACAGAGGCCGCCGTTTTTGAAGGTCAGTCCGGCATTGATGCCGGGCTGGCGGATGAATTAGTCAATGCGTCGGATGCCATCAGTGTGATGGCCACGGCGCTGAACAGTAATGTCAGAGGAGGCACTATGCCGCAATTAACTGCAACGGAAGCCGCCGCGCAGGAGAACCAGCGAGTGATGGGGATCCTGACATGCCAGGAAGCGAAAGGACGTGAACAGCTTGCCACGATGCTGGCAGGACAACAGGGCATGAGCGTTGAACAGGCCCGGGCGATTCTGGCCGCGGCGGCACCGCAGCAGCCGGTGGCATCCACGCAGAGTGAAGCCGATCGCATTATGGCGTGTGAAGAAGCGAACGGTCGTGAACAACTGGCGGCAACGCTGGCGGCGATGCCGGAGATGACGGTGGAAAAAGCCCGCCCGATCCTGGCTGCTTCACCGCAGGCGGATGCCGGACCCTCACTCCGTGATCAGATCATGGCACTGGATGAGGCAAAAGGGGCTGAGGCGCAGGCTGAACAGCTGGCTGCCTGCCCGGGAATGACTGTGGAGAGCGCCCGGGCTGTGCTGGCTGCGGGATCAGGTAAGGCAGAACCGGTCTCTGCATCCACAACCGCCCTGTTTGAACGCATCATGGCGAACCATTCACCGGCTGCGGTACAGGGTGGCGTGCCACAGACGTCAGCAGACGGTGATGCGGACGTGAAAATGCTCATGGCCATGCCATGAAGTCAGTGCTGACCATCAACAGGAGGTTTTTACAATATGGTAACGAAAAACATCACTGAACAGCGTGCGGAAGTACGTATTTTTGCCGGTAATGATCCGGCTCATACCGCCACAGGCAGCAGCGGGATTTCCTCGGCAACACCGGCACTGACGCCCCTGATGCTGGATGAAGCCAGCGGGAAACTGGTGGTCTGGGACGGACAGAAAGCCGGTAGTGCAGTTGGCATACTGGTACTGCCGCTTGAAGGCACAGAGACGGTACTGACCTATTACAAGTCGGGGACCTTTGCGACGGAGGCAATCCGCTGGCCTGAAAGTGTGGATGAACACAAAAAGGCAAATGCCTTTGCCGGCAGTGCCCTGAGTCACGCGGCGCTGCCGTAACACGTTATCAGGCCACCGCGGTGGCCTGACTGATTTCTGAATGAAAGGAACTGATTTATGGGATTGTTTACGACCCGCCAGTTACTCGGTTATACCGAACAAAAAGTGAAATTTCGTGCGCTGTTTCTGGAGCTGTTTTTCCGCCGTACGGTGAATTTCCATACCGAAGAGGTGATGCTGGACAAAATTACCGGAAAAACGCCGGTGGCGGCCTATGTCTCCCCGGTTGTTGAAGGAAAAGTGCTGCGTCATCGCGGTGGTGAAACCCGCGTGTTACGTCCGGGCTACGTCAAGCCGAAACACGAATTCCCCTGGAGCCGGTAAAAGGAGCCGGTACCACCCTGTGGGTTTATAACGGTCAGGGTGACGCCTATGCAAACCCGTTGTCAGACGATGACTGGCAGCGACTGGCTAAGGTGAAGGATCTGACGCCGGGCGAGATGACGGCAGAATCCTACGATGATAACTACCTGGATGATGAAGACGCGGACTGGACCGCGACCGGGCAGGGGCAGAAATCTGCAGGTGATACCAGTTTTACGCTGGCCTGGAAACCGGGAGAGGAAGGCCAGAAAGGGCTTATAGGCTGGTTTGAAAGCGGCGATGTCCGGGCCTATAAAATCCGTTTTCCGAATGGCACGGTGGATGTGTTTCGTGGCTGGGTCAGCAGTATCGGTAAGGCCGTGACGGCGAAAGAAGTGATCACCCGCACGGTGAAAGTCACTAACGTGGGTAAACCTTCTGTAGCGGAAGAACGCAGCAAAATTACGCCGGTCAGTGCGATTAAGGTGACGCCGACATCCGGTACGGTGGCAAAAGGGAAAACAACCACCCTGACGGTTTCTTTTGAGCCGGAAAGTGCAACAGACAAGACGTTCAGAGCGGTTTCCGCCGATCCGTCGAAAGCCACCATTAGTGTGAAAGATATGACAATTACGGTAAACGGCGTGGCGACAGGTAAGGTGC